AAGAAGTCTGGTGGCAAGAAGGCCCCGGCGAAGAAGTCGCCTGCGAAGAAGGCTATGCCTAAGAAGGGTTACTAGTCGTGAGGTCAGCCGACGACATTCTCGCGTTGGTGCATCAACGCCGGAATGACAATGCGGACACTTTGGAGCGGATGGAAGAAGTCCGTGCGCTCTATAACGGTCATCTGTCCGTTGACCTGCCTGAGTTGCAGGAGAACGAACGGGCGGTTGCCGCCAACTTGGCGCAACTTGGTATCGACCAGATGGCTATGCGTGTCGGTTCTGTCATCCCGTATGTGTCGTTTTCGGTTGACCGGCTTGGTTCGCAGACCGCTCGGGATAAGGCCCGCACGAAGCGGGATGTGATTCTGCATCATTGGTGGAAGAAGTCGCGTGTCACTTCGCATGTGATTCCGCGTCGCGCCCGGTGGTTCTTCGCGTTTGCGAGCGCCCCGGTGATGCTCCGTCCGAATGGTGAGGGTGTGCCGTGTTGGTATGAGCGGCATCCGATTGGGACGTTGGCTGCTCCCCTGTCGCAGATTGGGGATATCGTCCCGCCGAATGTGGCGTTCGTGTTCAAGAAGTCTGGTGGGGAACTGGTCAGGGATTACCCGGATGCGATGTTCCGCATTGTGGGCCGTGGCGAACTGCAACCGTTCTATGAGGTTGTGGAGTATGTGGACGATGAGCAGATCACTTGTTTGGTGATCGGTTCCGCTCAGAACGATTCGCCGTATCTGCCGCCGATGGGTACACCTGTTGAGGTTCTGCACACGATGCCGAACCGGGCTGGCCGTCCGCTGTGTGTGATCCCTGGCCGGATCACGTTGGATCGTCCGCTCGGCCAGTTTGATGGGCTGATTGGTGCGTACCAGTTGCAGGCCCGTCTGATGGCGCTTTACACGATTGCTCAGGAACGTGCGGTGTTCCCTGAGATGTGGATTCAGTCGCCGCCGGGTATGCCGCGTGCTGAAGTGTTGACGAACGCAGACCCGAAGGAAGGCGTTGTTGGTGAGATCGTTGGTGGCAATATTCAGAAGATGGATATGTCGCCATCTCCTATTACTACGAATCTGATTGATCGTCTTGAATACATTGAGCGGGTGACTGGTGCGGTCCCCGCCGAGTTTTCGGGTCAGTCGTCTAGCAACATTCGGACTGGTCGTCGTGGCGATGCGGTTATGTCTGCTGCGGTTGATTACCGTTTGCAGGAGGCGCAGATCATCTTTGAGCAGTCGCTGGTTGAGGAAAACCAGATTGCGATTGCGATTGCGAAGGCTTACGGGTCTGGTCGCCAGTTTTCTATGTACGTCCCTGACCGGGGCAAGATCACTTACAAGGTTGACATCTTCGATGGAGATGACACGCATGAGGTCCGGTATGCGTATGCCGGTGCTGATGCGAATAGTTTGACGATTGCTGTCGGTCAGAAGTTGGGTCTGGAAGTCCTGTCGCGTGAGACTGCGATGGCGTTGGACCCGCTGGTGACGGATGTAGAAGCGGAGAAGGATCGGATTACTGCTGAGGCGGTGCAGCGCGCGTTTCTTTCTTCGATCCAGTCTCAGGCTGCGAATCCTGATGCGGCTTGGCAGCCGATGGATTTCGCACGGTTCGGTGAGTTGATTGAGACTGACAAGATGAATGTGTATCAGGCTGCGATGAAGGTGAATGAGGAAGTGCAGCAGCGGCAGCAGGCGCAGATGGAGGGCCAGATGCAGGGTGCCGAAGCACAGCCTGGGTTGGCTATGCCGGGTGCGCCGGGTGCGCCGGTGCCTCCTGCGATCAGCGGGGCGAATCCTTCGCTCGGGAATCTGACTTCGATGTTGTCGCAGTTGCGACTTCCGCAGATGCAGTCGGCGGCTGAGAGGATGCCGCTCGGTGCCCCGGCGGTGGGCTGATGCCTCGGGGTAAGCGGGGCGGTGCCCGCCAGGGTGAGATGGGTAAGGCGTATTCGAATCGTACTGATTTGAATGAGAATCGTCAGCCGGTGCAGGTTGCGTCTGGTTTGCCGTATGGTGAGCGTCAGGCGTTGGAGGCAGCGCAGCGGACGGTTCCGTTGCCTGATGCACCGTCGGTCGCCCCGGCGTCGGCTCCTGTTTCCCCTCGCCCGCAGGGGCCGATGCCGGGGTCTTTCGGTGCGTTCGACCGGATGACCGAGTTGCCTGATGAGCCGTTCACGGCGGGTATGAATGTGGGTCCGGGTGCTGGCCGTGAGGCGTTGGTGCGGGGCGTGCAGTATACCCAGGATGATGAGTTGGTCGCACAGTTGCGCGGCTTGTACGCAGCGTTCCCTACGACTGATGTGGCAAGACTGTTGCAGGCGGCTGAAGCCCAGGCTAATCAGCGAGGCATGTAGTGGCATCGTATGAAGAAGAACTAGCCGCTTCTTTCCGAATCACTCAGCAGCGTGCCGTTACGCAGTCTGCGTATAGCGGTTATCAGGGCACGCAGGGGATGGAAGGCGCGCGGCAGATCAGCGCGAATGTTCAGTCGCTATTGCAGCAGTACCCGTGGCTTGGCGATGCCCCAGGTATCACTTACCAATTGGCCCGAACAAATGTTGTTGGGGCTGGGGCTGGCGAGTTGGCGATGCAAGAATTGATTCGCCAGATGTCTAAAAACCCTGACAAGTTTGACCCGGAAGTGCGCCGGAAGGTTGCTCGCCAGTATCTTGATGGGCAGTTCCGAGGGAGCGGCGGGCTGACCAGGGTGCTGGGTGCAGCGAGTTCAGCCGTTTCCGAAACTTTGGGATTTGTTGAAAAGTACGCTCTTCCCGCTTTGCCTGGTGGCGTTCTCGCAAGCCCACAACTTCAAGAAACCTTTGGTGTGCGTGATGCTGTGGAGAGCGCACAGAAGGGTGTTGTGCGTGGGGCGATGGCAGGGTTCCAGGGGGCGCAAGACCTGGTAGGTAGCCGTCTGCGTGGCTATGCGACTGCTGCTAGTTCTGAAGATTTGCCGTGGTGGCTTGAATTCATCCCCAACGACCCCGCAATTGGGTTGCCTTTGAAAACCGATCTTGCTGCTGCATTGGGATACACAGGGCAAGAGAATTACGAGAAGGTCCGTGAGAACGCACAGAAGGCTGCGGGTGGCGGTGTTCTTGGGGAAATTGCTGGTGCGGTCGCCGCGACGACAGTCCCAACGATTGAACAGAACACGGTTGGGCAAATCGCATTGGCAGCGTCGCGTGGAGAAAAGATTGATCTTGGGTCCGGGTATTTGCCCGATCTTGAAGGCAAGATCGCGAAGGCTCAGGCGCACGCTGCTCGGCAGTATTCACCCAATTTGATTGGTGGTAGTGCGTGGACTCCGGGCCGTTGGATTGCGGGGGAACTTTTTGACCCTGAGACAACGCCGTTCACCATTACTTCTGGTTTGATTGATGCGGCAGTTGCATGGAAAGCCGATCCTGCCGCAGCCGTTCTTAGGGGCGCTGCTGCAAAGATTGCGGAACGCAAGATGTACGCGATAAACCCGCAAGCCGATTCGCTCCAGCGAACGCGCATGTATTTGCAGGAATTGGAAAAGCAAGGGTGGTTTGTCAAAGACTCAACGGTTATTGATGACTTTGACTTGCACTACGGGATCAAGGGTGGGCGTCGCCCACGTTTGAGCCGAGTCGATGTGCTGCCCTGGTTGCACAGCGAAAAGACCGCGCCTTTGATGGAGCGCATCGCCCAAGAAACGAGCCCTGCTCGTATCTGGTGGGCGTTTGGGGAAAAAATTCCTTTTGAACTTGCAGAGCAACTTGCGGATGCGAGCACGCCAGATTTGGTGAGGTTGCGTCTTGTCAACGAGTTGGGCACAACGATTCGTGAAGTGCCTGATTTGAATCGTTATGTCCCTGAGATGAATCGGTGGTTGATCGACAACCCCGAAAGATACGTTGATCCCAATAATCTTGATGCTTCGATTCGTAATATTCAAGGAACGTTGATTACTGCTAAGGCAAGCCCGGAACTGATCGCGAGAACAATTGACGATTATGCGTATTACATGGCAGAGAACCAAGATTTTGCGTCTGCTTCAATGATTTATAACGTTATCGGAGCGGCCCTAACAAGTCTTGGTGTGGACGCAAAAACTGTTTCGTCCATGAGCAGAATTTTCAAGAATGATTATCGGGCGACTGCCCAATATTGGGTTGAGGCGTTGACTGGCAACAACAAGCCGATCCCGTTGATCGTTGATAATGCGGGGACAGAGGTAATGTCGGATAGCCCGATGTTGCAGATTGAACGGTTCAGGGGAGGATATTTGCTCCCCGATGCCAGAGAATTGCGCGCTATCGCTAACGAGATGGAGTTTGTTCGTCTTGTCAAGACCTCTGGTCTTGTAAAAACATTTGGGGCAGCAGGAGATTTCTTCAACACCCAAATTTTTAAGCCGTTTGTTCTGCTGCGTGCAGCATGGACTGTGCGTGTCCTCGGTGAAGAAATGTTGCGAATCGCTGCCGGGGGCAGCGGAGGAATTTTCCGTCACCCATTTTCTTATTTGTTGACCATTCTTGGGGACGAATCGAATTCTCGGGTAACTGAACTAGTCGCTGGCGCTGTGGACCGAAAGGCCCCAATCCGACGGACATTGTTGGATTATTTCCAGGGGACTGGTTCGCTTGATGAAATGACATACCAGGTATTGGTGGAAGAAATTTCGCGTCGCCCTGGATCACGCGAATTGTTGAACGGGTTTTATCGTGGGGCTGGCGATCCTGATTTGACGCCAGAAGAATTGACTCGCGCGGTGGGGGCTGTTGTTGCCGAATCCCCGTTGAACAGATGGAATGAATTCAAGCGGCGCGTTGGTGTTGCCGCTGCGGATGTTTTCGATGAACCATTTTCTCGGGATGATGAAGAAGCATTGGGTGCCGCTACTTCTAGGGCGTATAGCGCACTTGTTGAAGGTAACATTGGTTTTCGGGACAATGCGGCTACAAGCATGGTCACATTGGGTTATAACAAAATAAATTATAAAGCGTTCGCAAATGGCGTTTTGGAAAACATTTTCCGTTTCCGGCAGGACGCAGACATTCGACGTGCTTTGCAGGCAACGCCAGATGAATTCAAGGCGTGGGGCCGCACAACTGAAGGAATGCGCCGTCGTGCCAATCTGGCAAGTGGACGCCGACCCAACGACCCGATGGGGCAACTAGCCAGCAACGATAACGTTTTTGATTCTTGGGTTGACCAAATCTATTTGCGGATTGAAGATTTCACGCAAAACAACCAAGTGTTGTATAACGCATTGCGTACTGGCAAGTTTCGGCGGAACAATCAGTTTGTCAATATTTTTACTAGCAATGGTGAAGTGCGCCCCGGCGCTGTCCGCTGGATGGAGGCTTTGGTTGAGGACCCAAATCAGCCGACCCCTGAATTTTTGCGGATTCTTGAGCAGCCCAAGCGGTTTGCAGGTGGTTATCGATCTAGGTTGGATCGTGCCGTAAAGTTTAGTTTTGAGTTTTTGGGGGCGAAGCCAACCAATTTCCTGAATCGCAGTCCCGAGTATCGGTTGTGGTACTGGCGCGAGATGGAGGATTTGGTTCCTCGCGCGCGACTTGCCGACATGGATCGCATCGAAGAAACTTTGCAGAATGTGAATCTTCTGCCTCGGCAGAAGGATCGTGTCCTTCAGTTGATTGCCGAACGGCGTTCGCTCCCCGAAACTCCGAATGCGTTGTCGTTGGAAACGCTGGATCGGGTTGCGAAGAAGCGTGCGTTGGATCAGGTGCAGTCCCTTCTTTATGATCTGTCAAAGCGGAATCAGTTTGCCGATTCGGTCCGGGTGTTGTTCCCGTTTGCTGAAGCGTGGAAGGAGATGGCGACGACATGGAGCCGTCTGTTGGTGGAGCAGCCGCAGATTGTTCCTCGTTTCCAGCAGGTGTATACGGGTGCACGCGAGGCTGAGTTCAATCCGATTACTGGTTTGCCTACGGGTGAGGGCGTCGGGTTCTTCCATTTTGATGAGCAGCGGCAAGAGGAAGTGTTTGTTTACCCTGGTATGGGTTGGCTCGTGCAAAAGTTGGGTTTGCCAGAGTTCCCAATGGTAGGGAGTGTCAAGGGTTTGAACATGATGAGCAACGGGTTGCCTGGTGTCGGCCCCGTTGTTGCTGTTCCTGCAAATGTTTTCTTGCCGAACAAACCAAAGTACGACTCAATTCGTGAATACATTTTCCCATATGGTGCGCCAGAAGACAAAACTGATGTGTTGGCGTATATTGCCCCGGCGTGGTTGAAGCGTTTCCGCACATGGGTTCGAGGCCCGCAAAGCGACCGTGTTTATATGAACACGGTGTTTGATGTTGCGCGATATTTGGCGTCTAGCGGCGAATACCAAATCAACGGCCCTGACGCACAAATGGAAATCAATCGGTTGTTTACTGATGCAAAAGAAAAGGCAGGTGGCCTTTACCTTGTCCGTGCCGCCACATCTTTTGTCGCCCCGTCAAGCCCTGCTTTCATGCCGATGGTTGAGGACCGTGACGGCAATCTGATCGTGATGCAGAAGATCATTGATGATTACCGAAAGATGACGAAGAAGGCACGTAAGGAAGGTCGGCCTAACGCCGATGCGTTCGATGAGTTTTTGGAGAAGTACGGGATTGAGAATGTGCTGTTGACGCAAGATAAGTCAACGGCGAAGATCCCTGGTTTGACTTCGACTGTTGAGCAGCGCGAATGGGAACGCAACAATGCCGATTTGGTGGAGCGGTTCCCAAATGTGTGGGCGTTGTTTGCCCCTGAAGGCAAGGAGTATGACCAGACGGCTTATGCTGCACAGATTCGTTCTGGTCAGCGGGAGGCTATCCCGGCTGATACTGCGATTCGGCGTGCGAATAATCGGTTGGCTAGCCATTTGTATAACCGTTATCGGGAGAATCTTGAAGATCAGCCGATGCGGTCTAGCGAAAGGCAGCAGTTGCTCCGCGATTTCCGTCAGGAGTTGTTGCGTAATTATCCTGGGTATACGGAAGTGCCGTTTGTGCGGGATCGTGATGCGTTGATTGTGCAGTTGGAGCAGGCGCTTGGTGAGCCGCAGTTGGCTAATACGGTGGCTGGGCGTGGGTTGTCTGATTACTTCCAGTTGCGGGCTGCTGCTCAGGCGAAGGTTCGCCAGTATGGGTTGGCTTGGCCCCCGCTTTCTGATGATGCTGCGCCGTTGCGTGATGCGATGGTTCGTGGTGCGGATTACTTGAAGGCTAAGTATCCTGGGTTTTCTAAGATGTGGGATGAGTTGTTGCGGTACGAGTTTGATGTGGACTAAAGGGAACATAAATGACTACTCCTGCTGATATCAGCAATATCCAATTTGGTATCAATCAGCCGCAATACATTGGTGTTGAACCGGGGATGCGGTTGCCTATGGTTTCTTCTCCGGGGATGGGGCTTATTGATACTGCCCCGGAGTTTGCTGTTGACCAATACGCCGGGACAGTAGAGGCAGGGAATCAATATATTGTTGGGCCGACTCAGCGGCCTATTCGGTTGCAGTATTTTGAAGGCAACGAATGGAATTATGCTTCTAGGGGACAAGAGGAAATTCTTACTTACCAGGATAAACTGGTTCGGAGCGGGTTGTTGAAGCGATACATTCGTGGGGAATGGGACCTTGATTCTGCGAATGCCATGCGGGTCGTTATGCGAATGGCGAACTTCAACGAGTTGACTGTCGATCAGGTTCTTGATCGGATTCTTGCTGCGGGTGGGTTGAAAACAGCCGATGGCGGGCAGGGCGGGCAGGGCGGCGGTCTTGGTACCCCGCAGTTGACAGATGATGATATTCGGATAGTTGCGAACAAAACTGCTCAGGGTCTGCTGGGACGGAACTTGCGTGAGGATGAGATTTCAGGGTTCATTCCAGCGTTTCGGGGTTCAGTTGCTAGTGGTACTTCTGCGGCTGCGGCTGGAGAAACTGTTCTTCGTCAGCAGGTTGCGCCGACGGAGACAGCGGCTTATGGGCTGGGTACTGCAATGCAGAAGATTGGTGCGGTGCTGGAAGGCGGTGGTCAGTAGTGGCGACTCCTGAGGAAATGCAGCAGGCCCGGGAACTTTTCCCGGGTTTGGCGTGGATGCTTGACATTCCCGAGTTGGCTGATCTGATTTCTCGGGCGGCTGCGGAGCAATGGACGACTAATCGGATTCAGGGTTCGTTGCAGGGTACGGAGTGGTGGCGTGCCCGGAATTCGGTGCAGCGTCAATGGGAGGAACTGTCGCAGTCTGATCCTGCTGAGGCTCGGCGTCAGCAGCAGGCGTTGGCGTTTGAGATGCGCCGGTGGGCTGCGACGGTGGGTGTGTCGATGACTTCGGATGAGGCTCTGTATGTTGCGGGGCTTTCGTTGAGTCGTGGTGCTAGCCAGCCGGAATGGCAGGCTGGTATCTATACGGAGTATGTTGATAATCGTGGTCAGCGTGCTGGGACTGTGCGCGATCAAATGGGGCAGATGGCGGCGCAGTATGCGGTGCCGATTGCTGGGCCGACGATGGATAAGTGGGCGCAGGATTTGGCGACTGGCATGGTCGATATGAATGCGTATGAGTCGTATCTGCGGGAGCAGGCTAAGAGCCTGTTCCCGGGGTTGGCGAATGCAATCGACCGGGGGATTACTGTCGATCAGTATGTTCAGCCTTACGCTCAGATTGCGGTGCAGGAGTTGGGTGTGAATCCGGCTGAGATTGATTGGCGTGATCCGAAGTGGAACACGGCGATTCATCGGGTTGATCCTAAGACTGGTGTGCCGATTGCGATGAGCCTGTCTGATTGGACGAAGGAACTGCGGACGAATTCGCTGTACGGGTTCGACCAGACGCAGCGGGCGCAGGAGCAGGCTACGGCGTTGGGTCAGGCGCTGTTGCAGCGGATGGGGAGGGCTGCCTGATGGCTGGCGCGTTCGATACGGTTCGGCAGATGCTGGACACTTATGGGCTGGGCGGGTTGGCCGAGTGGGCGTGGGGTCGTTTTCAGGAGGGCGCGAGCCTGGACATGATTATGACCGAGGTCTATCAGCGGCCCGAGTTCCGTGCGGTGTACCCGGAGTACGAGGTGTTGGCGCAGCGTGGCCGTGCGGTGAGCGTGGATTATCTGGCGTCGTACCGTAAGGCTGTGGTGGAGATTTTCCGGTCGTATGGGATTCCAGAGACTTTCTATGATTCGCCTGAGGATTTGTCTCGGTTTGCTGCGAATGAGGTTTCGGTCGCTGAGATCAGTAAGCGGGTAGCCCAAGCCTCCCGTGCCGTATATACCAGTCCACCTGAGGTTCGTCAGGAACTAGAGCGTATGTATAATGTGCGTCCGGGTGATCTGGTCGCATTCTGGCTGGACCCCGACCGCACCGTCCCCATCATGGAGCAGCAATTCCTCGCAGCCGAGGTCGGCGCACAGGCCCGCACAACCGGGTTTGGCATGTTGACCCGTGAGGAATCTGAGCGGCTGGCAGGGATGGGTGTGACGGCTGAGGCGGCACAGCGTGGCTTTGCTGCGCTCGGCCAGGCCCAGGAGTTGTTCAATCCGCTGAGTACGTCGGAAGAAGAAATCAGCCAGGATGTCCAGTTGGGTGCGGTGTTTGGCCAGAACGCCGAGGCCCAGCGGCAGGTTGAGCAGCGGCGCCAGCAGCGGCAGGCAGAGTTCGCTGGTGGCGGGCAGTACGCCATGACCCGTGAGGGAATGGTCGGACTTACCGGCGAGTAACTTGTGAATAGTTGCAGATGCACCATTTGTCTGTCATACTTCCCATTGAGCGTGTGCTAATCGTGTGTGCTTCGCAAGAGGCCGCGGTGGGCCGTTCGACAATTCGATAGGTCATAGACCCCGCCGTCCCCATACCTCCGTGGGGATGAGTACGGAAAAGGAGCGAAACCGAATGTCAGATTTCACCGACACGGATGCAATCGAAGTCGAATCTGAAGCCCGCGGACTGCGGAAGCAGTTGGAGCAGGAACTTCAGGCTAGGAAGGAAGCGGAGTCTCGGGCCACGAAGGTGGAGCGAGAGTTGGCTTTCGCTAAGGCCGGAATTGATCTTGGCGATCCTCGCATGTCGTATTTCGTAAAGGGATACGAGGGGGATTCGGACCCGGAGAAGATTCGTCAGGCTGCGCTGGAGGCAGGTTTCCTGTCTACTCCTACGCCGGATGTCCCTTCCGATGAACTTGCCCAGCATGAGAAGGCTGCGAGCCTTTCCGCTGGGACGCAGACGATTGACTTCGATGTGGATGCCGAGTACGTCCAGGCTCTTGCTCAGGCCCGCACGAAGGATGATGTGCTTGCCCTGATGGACAAGTTTGGGAGTCCTCGCACCAGTTTCATCTAGGTCGGTATCCGGCTCTCAACGCTTCTAGGAGGAAGCCATGCCTGATGCCCTTACTAAGACCGGATCGGTTGCGTGGGACCAGACCGCGTACAACCGGCTCGCCTACTTTGACCTGCGGCCCGAACTTTACATGGACGGGTTCGCTGATGTTCAGCCGACTGCTCAGGCGATGCCTGGTGCTGCGGTCGTGTTCAACATCACCAGCGACATGGCTGTCGCTTCGACTGCGATCAACGAGTCCACCGATGTGGATGCGGTTGCGCTGTCGGACAGCGAGGTTACGCTGACCCTCGCTGAGTACGGCAACGTCGTGAAGTCCACGAAGAAGTTGCGGTCCACTTCGTACCTGCCCGTTGATGAGGTTCTTATCAACGTCATTTCGTACAACGCTGGTGTGTCGATCGACACGATCTGCCGCGATGTGCTGAAGGCCGGTAGCAACGTTTCGTACGTTGGTGGCAAGTCGGCCCGTAACACCATCACGCCGGATGACCACTTCGGTACGGCTACTGCCCGTACTGGTGCTCAGGCTGTCCGTCGGGCGGTGGCTCAGTTGCGTTCCGCGAACGTGGCTACCATCGGTGGTTCGTACGCTGGGGTGATCCACCCCGACGTTTCGTACGACTTCCGTGGCGCTACGGGCGGTGCGAACTGGCGTGACCCGCACACCTACTCTGACCCGAGCAACATCTACAACGGTGAGATCGGTCAGTTTGAGGGTGTCCGGTTCATTGAGTCGCCGCGGTCCCCGGTGTTCGCTGACGCTGGTTCTTCCACGACGCTTACCGATGTGTACGGTACGCTGATCCTGGGGAAGCAGGCGCTGGCGAAGGCGTGGAGCATTCAGGATGGCGGTTCGCCGCTTCCGTCGGTGTTCCCGACCCCGATTGTGGACAACCTTCGGCGGTTCCTCGGTGCGGCCTGGTACTGGATGGGTGCTTACGGCATCTTCCGTGAGGTTGCGCTCCGTCGGATTGAGTCGTCCTCGTCCATCGGTTCCAACTGATC